GCTCTTCCGATCTCCCTGGAGAGGTGTAATTGTATCTCTTCAGAGTATTTTTTGGTGCGTGTTCCCGTAGGGTAGTATACTGTGAGGTTGCTATTCGTAGGGGCATGTTAAGAATAATATATATATTATCATGAGGAGTTGTTTAAGCCGTGTGTTATCGGGCTTCTTTGAAGTAGTATATTTTCTTTGATTTGATATGTTACATTTTGAAAGCGATCTTTTCGAATAGTGATGTGCAAATATACAGCAACGATAATTTACACCTATTTTAATTCTTGTACGAAGATTTTATCTTCAATTAAGATGGAGTCAGTTAAACCCAACAGCCTCTAAAGTTTGAGGAAAAAGAACAAACGTTGGTGACTGTGTCCCATATAATTGTATTTGATTAATTTAGGAATAATTTGGATTGCTAGCCTTGTCTGTGGTACGTTATTGGTTTTAGCAGCGGCCATGCAGTTTTGAAAACACAGATAGTCTAGGCATCTATTAGCTGTAGAATCTTTTGATTCGAGTTGTATTGGCAATTTTTGGTTGACAGCCCCCTATCGTCCTGGGTAATTGTTCAATATGACGTGCAAGTGTATGCAAAGAGCCGATTCTATATAAGCTCAGCTATGTTACCCCAAGTTGTACGCGATGGTATCAAATCCTTGGGAGTAAAGGAACAGAGAGATAGACTTAGTTCATGGTTAGCTTTTACACTTGTTATATAGATGTTCATGCCATTATGTCAAAGATTTCTAAAATTGAATCACAATATAGTACGTTTATGAAGACATTTTTGGATTTACCAAAAATGTTTAAATATATCACCACTTTACAACGGGGTGATTTATATAGGTTATTACCTTATATAGTTAAGGAGTATAATAAGAACTGGGATTCGACGTTAGACAATAATGAATATAATGATGTACGTCGATTTATTGCCTTATTGAAGGTTTATAATGTTAAACATGATATACCAAAAATCGATAAATTTGAAAGACGTCGCAAATTTATAGCACATATGTTCAGTTCACTTAAGAGTAGAACTACTGACATTGCTGATAAAGTCGACGTTACAGTTACAAAAGTTGATTGCTTAGTAGAACGCATGCATGAAGTTTTGGAAACGAGTCAAAATGATATACGTGGAATTCTATCTAATTTAAATACGTTTACAGGTTTGTTTGTACCTTCTAATAACGTGTGGATAGAAGTTGTTAGTTATATACTGAAATTTGCTGCATTTGGTTATTTGTTGTCGCAAGAACAAAATCGAACAATACCAAATGTTTTAGCTTTACTTACCCTTATTTTACCATCAGGAGTTGGTGACTGCATTATTAGTAGCCTGAATCGAGCAATACAGGGGATATGGAGTAAGTTTAATAAGCAAGAGGACGATAAGTTTGTTGCAATGGCAGACGAAACCGATAGTACAATAATAGCGTTTTTTAAAGTTACGTGTCAATTAATGAAAACGATGTTTACTGGTATTCCTAGTGATACTTTTAAGAGTATGCAGTTGTCCATACAAAAGATTAAGATGGTTTCAGAATACCTTAAAAGTTCGTCAACTATATTTGATTACATTATGCGAGCTTTTCAGGAGTGTATTAAAATTATAGGCAATAAGCTGTTAAAATACTATGGGAAGTTACCAAAATTTTTACAAGAGGATAGTTTGCATAAATTGATTGATGAGTATGTGAATATCAAAGAAAATAATTATGATGTTAAGGCGAAGACAAATAGTTTTTATGCGCGTAAAATTGTTGATGTATATAATCAAGCACTGCACGCGCAAGCTAAAATGGTTAAGTCAAAAGGTAGAGTAGATCTTGGTCAAGCGCGTTTGTCAGGTTATTTAAGCGTAATGATTCGTAATTTAGAACCTATAGTTGCTAAAATACCTGACCATGTTAAAGGAACTAAAAATGCGCGAAGAACTAAACCTTTTTGGTTATATATATTTGGAGAGCCACGTATAGGAAAAACTTCGATGTTTCAGCCATATGTGGTTAATGCAGTTGCACGATGTTGTGGTTTGATTGATAAATATCGTGATTATAGTGAGTATACTTACTTCAGAAATTGTGGTGATGAGTATTGGGAGCGATATTGTGGACAGCCAGTTTTGTGGTACAATGATTTATTTCAAGTGTTTACTAATGAACAGAAAGTTAACATTGGTATCGAAGAATTGACTAATGTGGTCGATGATAATTTATATCCTTTGAATATGGCATTCGAAGAAAAACATAATGTTTATTTCGATTCACAGTTGGTCATTAGTAATGCTCAAGATGATATTACAGGAAAAAATTTTGTCACCGATAAATGTTTATCACAAGGTGAGCATATTTTTGCCCGACGTAATATGGTAGTACGTTTACGAGTAGATTCAAAATATAAACGTCCTGGTGGCCTTAATTATCAAGCCATGCAGGCCGCAAAAGATGCTGGAGCCCCATATGTTGGTGACTTATTTCCTAGAGATATGTATTTAGTCGATTTTATGGATCCACTGTCTGGCATGTTGTTGCAAACTATGCACTTTGAACAAGCCATTCAAACTATTATTAATCATTATAAGGCCTATCAAAATCATCAAAATCATTTTAAAGATAAGTTGTTTAAACATTTTGAAGAAATGTGGGCTCAGTCTGATGATGAAGTGCACTGGCAAGAAGCCCTATCTAATGCTGCGTGGCAGACATGGAGCTGTGATGAGTGTAAAGATATTTATGAGTCAACGCATATGTTAAATGAAGACGAGCGAAATTCTATTAAAACGACTTTGTTATTATCATGTCCACACAAGGAAATTAAAAAAGTCTCTAGATGGCAGGATTTTGGTGATATGGTTAAGGTTAATATTAAAGCTTTCTTTTCTACTGTTAAGGAATTTGTTGTCAATAATAAGATGTATTTAATGTTATCTGCCGTATTGGCCCTAGTTCCTGTGTTGTTTGTTTTGGTGAATGGTTATTTTTCTGAGAAGATGTTTACTCAATCCCATGAAGGAAATATTGTGACGCCAAAGCGTCAAGTTACCAGATTGGTTGCTATGGAGTACACCCAACAGAATAAGGATATAGAAGCAAAACTTATGCGGAATATAGTGCTAGTTTCTTTATATAAAGATGGAGAAAATGCTTTCAAAATGACGTTAGGGTCTGCTTTGGGAGTTGGAGGTGATATATTTATGATGCCAAAACATTTCTATGATCGGTTTTTGCAATTTAAGGAATTGTGTGGTGATCATACTGTACGAATGTCTATTGCATTTAATGCTACCCAGCAGTTTGATATTTTTGTTGATGATATTAAGTATTTGGACGTTAAGTATACTCATTTAGCTGATATTTGCTTTCTACAATTAAACAAATTAGTGTGTTTGCCTAAACTTGATAAATTCTTTGTTAGCCTTAAGGATGAGCCAGTTTTAGTGAATAGCTATTTATTTGGTAAACGCGTGGATACAGGACATGTTTTACACAGTTTGCAATTAACTAATGTTAAATTGTCTACACGAGAATATACTCAAGGTGAAATAGAGATACCTTATTTAAGTAAATTTATTCCGGCGAAGAAGATAGTTTTGCCTGAAGGTTATGAGTTTCGGGTTAATGGTGTAGCTGTTGGTGATTGTGGGTTGATATTGATGAATACTGACGAAAAGATGAATGCGCGTAAAATTATGGGTATCCATGTTGCTGGTTCTGTTAAAGGTAATATCGGTTTAGCAAATACTGTTTATCAAGAAGATATACAACAGGCGTACGAATTAGCTGGATCGTTTATTTCGATGGCTTGCTTAGAGGTGTTATCTCCTGATTGTTCAACTAGCATTCTGAAGACTCCTTTGACTGAGTTATTTTCAGTTGCTGGAGTTTATGGAGATTTTCAGGGGAAAAAAGTTAAGCTTACAATACCCATGAAAACCGCTATATCAAAAAGTTTATTTTATGATATTATGGAGCAAGATTTTGGGCCAGCGAAAACTGCACCTGCAAGATTACGTCCGTTTCGAGTCGGTGATGCTTTGGTGAGTCCATTATTAAAAGGTTTAGCCAAGATGGTTAAATGTACAAAAAATATTCCATATAGAGATATTCGACATATTTGTGATCATATGACTATGTCAATAAAAGATTGGTATAGTGACACTCCTATTAGAAAGTTAACATTATCTGAAGCTATCAATGGCTTGGGTAATTTAAATCAGATTGACGTTAAAACAAGTGCAGGTTTTCCTTATCAACTCCAACAAAAAACAGGAGGCAAGAGGGATTGGTTTACTTACAATGGACACCAATTAATACCTAACCAAAATTTGGTAGATGCGATTTTACTGCGTGAAGCCGATGCAAAAATTGGTATTATAACACCCACGTTTTTTGTCGACACGTTGAAGGATGAAACACGAACGCTTGATAAGGTGGAACAAGGCAAAACACGAGTATTTCAAGTAGGTCCTATGTGTTTGTCTATATTAATGCGACAATACTTTGGTTCATTTATTATGCATTGTCAAAGCACTTTTATAAATGGTGAAATGGGTATAGGTATTAATGCTAATAGTTATGATTGGACAATGTTGCTTAAGCGTTTAATGCGTGTAGGCGATAAATTTATCAATGGAGATTATAAAGATTATGATGCATCAATGAGCCAACCTTTTATGATGCACGTAGTTGAAGTTGTCAATTCATTTTACGATTTACCATATGATCATGAGGATAATGTTGTGCGACGGGTTTTATTTGCTACGTTTCTTAATAGCAATCATATCGTCGAAGATCTAGTGTTTACAAGATTACAGGGTAATATGTCTGGAATAGCTTTGACAACTATTGTTAATTGTTTATTTAATATGTTTTTATTGCGCTATGCGTATATAAAATTAGTATCGTGGGATTTGCAGTTGTATCATCAGCAGATTCAAGCTACATTTTATGGAGATGATAATTTAGTATGTGTTTCTGATGATATTGTAGACAGATTTAATATGTTTACTTATTGCCAAGTTATGCAAACGCTTAATATAGAATATACAACTGCAGATAAAACTGTTATGTCTGTGCCTTATTATGATGTAACTAATATTAGTTACCTTAAAAGAACTTTTGTTAAACGTGGCAATATATATTACGCATGTTTAGATCGTAACACCATTTTAGAAATCCCAAGGTGGAGTGAATCTAACCCATTAAATCTTACTGATCAGTTGAATCGTTTTAATTGTGTTTTGTATGAGTTAGTGAATTATGGCTATGATGATTATTTGAAGGTGTTTAAAATTTTGTGTAGTTACGTTTATTTGGCTAAAAGCCAAGGATATGAGATAAATTCGACCGGTTTATTGACATATCCATATATTTTACGGTCAATGTTTCCACAATTTTTCACAAGTGATCTTACTCAGAGTCTTGACCATACAATGGGTCTGCTTTGTGAAAGTGGCAGTAATGGTTCTGTAAAAACTTGGTCGCACAATTTGATTGATGATGGCGACTCAAATTGTTGTACAGCCATTTCTAATAATAATAATAATTTACAAATACAAAGTGCTGAGGGCAAGATTGCTCGTTCACACGTACAAGTTACACGTTCTCTTGTTTCGCAATCCAATGATGAAATAAGAGACCTTATGGATAATATTACTTATGCTGTAAATTTTCAGGATGAGTTTAAATTTATTGCAATGAGTACAAATCAATTACAAACTATGGATGAAAATGCTGGAGAGTCAATTAAACGTTCTCAGGTTACAACCACATTTGATGATACTATACCACACGAAACTAATTCCGGTGAAATACCGCCGCCTTTAGTTGTTAATCCTTATAAAGGAGTAGATTTTGATGCCTTTATAAATCGTGAGTGGTATATGACGGCTATAGATTGGACATCGGCAGATGATAGAAAAGCTATTAAACAGTTAGTATCTTTGCCTATTGCCGCTATGTCTTTTATTAAAGCTAAATTGTTTAATGTGGCATATTGGGCACCGGATATAGAGATCACTTTTCGAGTCAATGGTACATCAATGCATTATGGTAGAATGATGTTTGCTGTTGTACCGAGCGCTGATATTATGCATGATGCATATTTACAACCACAAAATTTGAGCCAGTGGCGTTTTTGCCAAGTGTCACCAACGGGGAACCAGACAGTCACATTGAAGGTACCATGGATTCATTACTATGATCGTATACCTATCACAACTTTAAACTCCAGTACTGTTCCATGGCGTATTTTTTATTGGCCAGCAATACCGTTAAGTTGTGCCACGTCTACTACTCCAAAGCCCGTTACTATTTCAGTTTATTCGCGAATTACAAATCCGCGCTTTGCTGGATATACAGATTATAGTCCGATTACGGATGAGTTTGTAGCGCAATCTAGTGAGCAAGTTGAGTTGTCAAAAAACGAAAATGTTACTGGTAAACAAGTGCAATATGGCATTATTCCAATAGCTGATACGATATCGCGCACTGTAGAGAAAGTGGCCGGGGATATGTCGCAATTAGCGATGGATATAGGTTATAGTAATGCGCCTAGTTTGTTAGCTACTAAACCCTTTCAGATGCGAAACATAGGCTTGAATAGAGCTGAAGATTTACCTTTGACCATTAATTTAGGTCCTAGTCAGAATCAAGGTGTTGAAGTAAATGACGAAAGAGTCAATGGTGCACCTAATGGAATGATGATTTCAAAAATAGCGGGTAAGATGGCCTTGTTACAGACAATTAAGATACCTGTAGATATTTCACCGGGTCAAAATGTTGCTGCATTTGAATTGCGTCCAACTCAACTGTTTTATCATGATTATTCCACAGATTTGGCACCTGCTGCCAATACAATTTATCCTTTACCGGCACATTATTTAGCGCGGTTGTTTACATTGTGGCGTGGTGGTTTTAAATTTCATGTGTCTTTTGTTTGTTCAGCGTTTCATTCAATGCGTATTCGTATGTGTTATCGGCCTTATATGGCGAGTGGTTCTCAACCCACTCCATCAGCTGGTAGCTCAGCGTATAACGTGAATGAACTTTGGGACATAAACAATCAGACAGATTACTCCTTTAGAATTCCGTTTTTTCAATGGAGTGAATGGTTGGGTTTATCTCAATGCTCTGGCTATTTGATCATGACGGCGATGACTAAGGTTTCATCGACAGCGATTGGCGACGTGCCAACACAACCTATTTATATGCAAATTTGGGCTGCGATGGATGATGACTTTCAACTAGCCTATCCTTTCATTTCTACTGCTGGTACAGCAATAGGTGAGGGAGTATGGATGAGTAATCCTGATATTGGTGGCTGGGTTAAGGAAAATGATAGTGTTGTTAAGAAAACTGAATTGGCTTTAATATCAGAAAATGAAGCTTTAGTCGCTCAAAGTGATGATAGTTTAATGGCATCTGGAAATCCAATGTTGAATTATCGCTCTATGCAATTCCCTAGCATGTCAAATGATGGATTAGAAAGTATTAAGTATCCGCCTATTGGTGGGGTAACTGATAAACATAAAAGTATACGTTATGCCACCGCTTTTGAGTTTGCTAGTGTTAAGGAAATTGCCAATATGTTAACTCCCATAGAGAGGCACACGGTCACCACTAAGACTGATCCAATTGATTATGCTACTTATGCTAATGCTGGGCGGAAACTCGCACCCTTTGCGTGGATGGATAGAGGGGCTAATGACCCTATGTGGTATAATTATTTCTTTCAGGTCATGGCTATTTTTCGGTATGCGCGTGGTTCGGTTCGTTTTGCGGCTATTTCGGATAGAGCTGTTGCAGCTACAGGAAATTTAGGCGCGATGCAATCAGCATGGGATGGTAGCGTGTTTACTGAGTATACTACTGATGTTTTCTTTGATGGAGGTAACTTATCTGAGATTACTAGTGGATCACATCTGTTTTCAAACTTGCAAGATCAACCTGCTGATATAACTATACCATACTATTCGCAGGCCAAGTGTGTACCACAAACGTATAATGTTAGTAAAGGTACACCCCCAGCTTTTCCTGTTATTTCGCATGCGCCAGCGTTTACAGATGGTTCTCTGTTACTCAGATTTCCAATCCCAGCTAAAACTGCTAAAGGTGCAGAAGTTGGAAAAATTGTTTGGCTTGTCGCCGGTGGAGACGATTTACAGTTAGGTTATCAAACAGCTGTACCACGTTGCCGATATGGCCCTGAAGTTGTGGAACTACCATAAAAATCAACTTTAAAATTATGGGTTGCTATTTACCCTTCGATTATTATATCGATAAAAAAGACTTTATTTTATAACTTTTCGTAGGACTGTTTCTTTTATAAGATCGCTAGAAACTATAGTCCAGGAAGATCTTATTACGAAAAAAAA